GTAACCAGTTGAAGATGGATCTGCATTTAGCATAGACAGCACTGAGGTCATTTTTACCTGACTGTTCTCGTCTGTAGCTATACGCCACAAATCAAAATTCTCATCAAGCCACTCAACGCCAGCTTGCTCTTTGTCCCAGCGATCAGAAGTGATCTGAGATTTAAGCCTGCTTTTAGCAGCGTCTTCTTCAAAGTCTATAACGTCCCAAGCCTGTACCCACCAACCTTCATAGCGTAGTTCAAACTTTGCTTTAACGTATTGGAGGACTTTGTTATAAGTGGGCTTGGGGTCGATGGTGTAAGTGTAGCAATTAAAGTCTACAAGCACCTTATCTGTTAAAACATCAGGAAATAATGTGTCTGGATTATCCCGTCTTAAACGAGACTCTGAATACTTAACGGGATTGCCGTCTGTAAGTTTTAGTATATTCATGATGCTACTCCTGACTCCATTCCGTATAATACACTATTGGCTTTCCAAAGAACTATAATGCTGTTGTTTGTAGTGTCTATTGTTGGTGCAGAACCGCCCACCCACTTAGTAGTAGGCCAACCACTAATTGTGTAAGAACTTCCTCCTGTGCTAAACACTACAGTTATAGACTCTCCGTTTGCCAAAGAATCTGTAACGGATGTTACGCTGCCAGTTAAGGTAAGAACCTGTATTGTTCCATTAGCTGGGTCTAAAGTTAAAGATCCCGTTACCGAGGAGTTAATGTAAACATCCTCTACAATTTCTCCGTTAATAGTAATAGATCCAACCGTAACGCCGTTCGTAGTTGTTGCTCCTCGGCCCGTAACCGAATCTAGTGTGTCAGATTCGGCTGTTAGATAACCTGAGTTGTTTGTTAGAAGAGAAATATTATCTCCAGATTGCAAAGCAGAATCTGCTGTAGCCCCCTGAGCTGCTGTTGCGTAGTCAGTTGAGGCCGTAGCTGCCGCAGTGCCTAAAGTGGGCTTGTTAAGGATCTGAGAGTCCCCAGAAGAGCTATTCCAATCTGCGTTTACATTGACCTCAGCACCTGCCGCAATCCCGTCAAGCTTAGTTTTGTCACCATTAACAAAAGCACCTTCGCTGGGCTGTAGTTGATAACTAGACAAATCCTGATCCCCAGTGTTCGTTCCACTAGTATTGGACAATGTTGTCAAATCACTCGCAGTAACAAACTTATGACTTGTTGATGAATCATCAACGTCATCAGCATCTAAAACAACAGCACCAGTTTGTGTATTAACGGTAGTTACTGCACTACCCATAAAGACCCACGCCGATCCGTTGTAACGGTAAAAACCAGCAGAGTAACCAGTGGTTGCAGTGGTAACTAAATAAACATCGCCAGTAGTCGGGCTACCAGGAAGATTAGCATACGCCGTTCTCTCTCCCTTTAGCTCAGGCATCAACTGAGTCTTGTCTATAGCATCATCTATTTGTGTGCCTGTATGTGAACTGTTGTACGCCATTACTGTCTTACGTTAAATGTTTGTCCGTCGTCGTCTATAAATGCCTCAGTGCCACCAGCACCATCGTCCACAAGAAAGCTCTCGTAGACGGTAGCTACTACCCCACCGATTCTAGCTCCTACGCGACCTGCCCGTAAGAACTCAAAAATGTTTTTAAGTCCTACGTTTCTCATCGGGACTAGTCTACGAACTCGGTGCTTTGAATTATAGATGTTCCACCAGAACCAAGAAACTTAGCTCCTTTAGCGGCGTTCTTGCTTAGTACAATAAGTCCTTGTTCTTTTACAAGAAGATGACCATTGGATGCAGTTGGGGCAGATCCATCAAATGTAACAAGTACATTGTTGTCTTGGACATCAATGACTACATAATCAGTGTCGGCGTGGAAATCGGAAAAAAATGCTCCAGTACCAGTAGTAGGTGCAGAAAGATTTTCTGGAGTGCCGTTCGGGTTTACGTTCCCGATATATAGATTGGAGGTGCGTGAGTTCATTATCTGGATTGGTTGGAGACGTATGTATTAAATCGTTTTTTGACCGTGTTGTTGTTCATGATTTGATCTGTTTTATCTAGCTCATTTGCTAGGTAATTTTGAGCGACTTGCTCTTCGGCCAAAGCTTTGTCATGCTGCCCATCCATTCTCAGGAAGTCTGCGTAAACACTGTGGGCAACATAGTAAAAAAATTCTAAAGGAATCTCTTGTGTGCTTTTATCACCATCAAGATCCCATGTACTAGGAATATCAGTTAGCTCTTTCTTGTACGTAACAAACGCAGAGTCTGCATCTGCTGTTGTTAGGTTAAGAATGTTTGCACCATCTGACTGTACAAAAAAATCAAACTCTAATGCAGAGTTTCTGACAAACGGTTGAGTTCTGTGAATGCGTATAAACTCAGCAATGTCGTTCTTGCTTGTTTGCGTAAATGCAATTACAGAACTAGCCACTGTTCTCTCTTCACCAACAACCAAATATCTAGGCCACATTGGTGTAGCCTGATACGCTTCATACATTCTGCGTTTAGCAAAATTAAGAAGCTGAGTCTTTTCGTTAGTAGTAAACGAAGTTACCCCGGCTAGTGCCGATATTAAGTCATACAAATCTCTGTTGTACTTATCTTGCATTAAGCATTGTGGGGGCTGAGATGCGGGAACTTCTTATTAAAATATTTTATAAACTCTTTGCTGTTCACGGTTTCATGTCCGTATTTCTGAACTAGCCTAAAGTAGTCTCTTGCTGGCATATTAGCCACGCATTTACCAAGAACCGGATGGGTTTTGCCTACGTTAGTCTTGGCCTCTTTTGCGGCCTGAGCTTCACGCTCTTCTTCTTTCGCTCTTTCCATTTTGAAACCCGTTTGGATTTCTTTCATGAAAGCCCGATTAACTTCGCCGTCGTCGTATCTTGGTATTTTTGTAATTATTTCCATATGAAAAAAGGGGAGGCAGGTATTAGCCTAACCTCCCCCATATTAGAGATATTGAAGCAAACTAGGCAACTTCTTCGATCTTGCCGTGAGCCTGTGGGTGGTAAACACCGAGGGTCAAAGCGCAATCAACGTAGCCACGCTCACCACCACCCTGATTCGGGAGGCGAGTAGATCCCATTGGGATAAGCTCATGAATACCGTAGTATTCAGGATTGATGAGGTACGCAGTGTCCTTGTTAGTCGTATCGGGCATACAATCAGGATTGCCATTGACAATCGAAATCATGCCGTGATCGGACTGATAGAACTCAACACTAAGCTTGATCTGAGCTGAGTCACCGTTGTAATTAACGGTACGAACGCTGTCTGCATCGGTTCCGCTTACGCCAGCAGTGCGAGCGAAGTCAGAGATGATACGACGAACAGCCGTGTCAGCAATCATCGTTAGGTTGTTGCTTGTTCCGGTTTTGCGGAAGATAGAAGTGATGAGGTTATTCAACACAGTTTCCGTAAAGGCACCTTCAGCGGCAGCGTGAATGCTGTCAGTAGGAGTGCGGAATGCAGCAGGTACAGGATTGCTTGCTTGAGCATCGGAGCTGATCCAAGAACCAAGACCACGCAAAGCGTAAGCCGTGTCCGTACCGTTTTCAACGGCGAGATCTTGAGTACCACAAAGGGTTTTTTCAATATCACGCTTTATTTCACGGATAGACTTAGCTTCAGCTTGTGCAACCTTAGCAGGCCCAACGCTTTCAACAGCTTCCTGAAGATCGGAAACTTGGTAATAGCGACGGAACTTTTGAATGTAGTTTCCAAGACGTGCGCGACCCGAAAATACGTCAGCGTTAGCGTCAAAAGTAACGTCAGCGCCTTCGCGGATGCCAGTCGATGAAGGAGCAGACAATGCGTCTACCGTCCATTCAACGAATGTTGCGGATGCTTTCTGCTTGGAAGCAGAGGATAAAACTGGAGTTTCTTCAGGAGCAAGAATAGTCAAGACATCAGTCAAGTCTTCTCTGTTGGAAACACCAGAACCGGGACCCGGAGGGGTCGAATCATATGTATTTGAGAATGCCATTTTAGCGATTGTTTAATTGTAAGGTTCTTAAAGTGATGAAATCATCTTTTCGTCCTGAAGATTTAAATCGGTTATGATGGTTTTTTAGGGCCTTAGCTATTGGCCTATCAGTTTTTTCAGACATTGCAGAAGCTGGAGTTGATCCAGTAGATGGGCTAAGCTTAACCGACCTTTTGGCGGATGGGCTTTGCTTTACTGGTTTCCGTCCATATATACTATTTACCGCATGAGACATGAAGTAGGGTATTTGAGAATATAAATCAGGAGCCGTATCCTCTAACTGCTTTAGTCTTGGATCGTTCATAATTGCAATGAACTGATTCTTCAATTCATTTTCCTTCTCGTCCCTTAGCCATTCAAGTTCCTCTACTGCCTTGTTTCCAAGTTGCTGACGCAATGTTTTAGAATTTTCCAAATTTTGCAACTTTCGTAGCTGGTCTGGAATGTATGTATCACGCGACTTTCGGGCACTCTGAAGAGCTCTACGCACTTCAGTCTTAGTCATCGGGCGACCTTCAACTGTAGTTATTTCGTCGTCAGCAGAATATTCGTCGGACTCAAATAGCAAATCCTCTGCCCAGCTAATGACATCGTTTACCTCGTTCGATTTACGTTGGAGGTCGTCGATATTAGATATGCTGGATAGCGGATTGTCCTTCACTTCAGGCTCCTTGATTTGCAACTGCATAGTTTGCAGCTCCTCCTCAACAGCCTTACGCTTAGCGGTAAGTTCGCTTATTCTTGACTGCGCGCCGGGAATGAGTTTCTGACGCAAAGCGTCTTTCTGCTCATCCGACAAACTGTCTAAATCAAACTGTGAAAGAACATCATCCTCGGATGCTTGCTCTGGAATTTCTTCCTCACTAGCTTCCTCGGCCAATTCTTGAGACTCTGGTTCAGGCTGATGCCCTAGCAAAGACTCACTACGACTCTGAACGAAGTCAGACGCAGATATGTTTTGTTTGTCCACTGATTCTGGTTCAGCCTCAGCGATGGCTGTGTTGATTTCATCGTCCATAAATGTTTCCACTATTTTCGCCTAGCGAGAGCGTGGAAAAATTTTATCACAAACTATAAAAAATCTTTGTGTCTTTTTTGTAATTCTTCCGCTCCAACCATTTGCAATATTTGGTCGTAGCTAAGTATTCTACCGGACAACTGTTGAAGCTTGTCAGTGCTTGCCTCATGCAAATCGGATATACATTCCTCTCTGAGGGCACTAATAACTTTTATGAAACGAGCAAAGTGCTCGTAGTTATGCAAAACTTTTATATCGTCTTCTAAGTTCACTGCTGCATATTCTGGGTTTGAACCCCACCCATCTGGGCAGGTGCTGTACCAATTCTACCTATTTGAGCGTTTTCAGCTTGCTGCATAGAGAACTGATACTGCCCCATATACTTTTGCAGACGCTGCGAGAAAGAAGGATCAGTTTGCATACGTTGGGCAATATCTGGCTGCTGCAAGTATTCTTGAATAATTTGCATAGCCGCTTGAGCTCCATTAGGACGTGCTGGCATTTCGATGCCTGCATAAATTTTAGATAAGTCATCTGTAATATCTTTAAGCATTTGCTGCTGTGCAGCTTCTACTGGTTGAAGAACACTGTCAGCCAATACCGGGTCAACGCTACCAGCAATTAGTGTTACTAAATTATCCACGTTTATTCTTCCGTTCCGGTCCAACTGAAGCAAAGAAATCATGGAGTTGAGTTTGTTCTCCTGCTTTTCTGGGTCAGTGTTCTGAACATCATAGGAAATTGTTATGTCAAAGCTTTCATCAGGATTGCCCTTGTTGAACATCTGAGGATCTGGAACACCAGTAACTTGGAAGAAAACACTATCTGGACCAAAACGCTGAAAGCATTTGTAGCACATTGCTATCACATGGGAACAATGTGTTAAAAATTTATCTACCAAGAACTGCTGTCTAATCTGACTAACTGGACCCTCTTTATCCAGACCTACAAGCCTATCGGCCTGAGCCTCTTGGGTTTTCTCCATTTCAATGGAGCCTTGGTTGTATTGGGGAATAGGACCAAACTCAAAGTCTCCCTTGCGACGATAAGGAATCATCCGTCCCGGACCCCAATCTGTAGGAGCTTGTCCCACTGGGTGCATAATCGGAGGAATGGTCGCTAAACTATTTCGGTCAATTCGGCTGTCACGCTCTACCTTAATCTGATTCTGTATGCCACGCAAAAGATCAGGAATCGTTGTTGTGTCGTACAACCTTTTGCTGTCCTCGGAAAGTTTTGTTACTACTACTGGGTAGTCTTCGTACCCATTCAGCAGCTCAAACTTAGCATATCCGGGAACATTCTCATCTCCATCAAATTCCTTGTGGAAAACCGTACAATAAATTCCTTCAGATCCATCTTCTTTGTCTATCAACCTTTGGTATCCGTAAACAATTTCAATGAGCTCTTCGGCTTCGTATGCGTTATCGGTTAGGCTTATTGATCTCCTACCTTCCTGCTCTCGCTCAATAGAATCTATATTAACCCCACGGTATTTTTCAATAACGTGTTCTACAAAATTTTCATCCCAACCATCAGTAATCACTTTATTCTGCAATTCCTGTGCTGTGTAGTATGTTTTCCAAAAACAATATGGAGCCCGTTGTGGATCGGTAACATATGGAGGAAAAATAAAGTCTCCGTCTGGAGCCAACGTCTTTACCTCTGGGGCATCCACCTGCCTTCTGACTATGGGTAGTTCAGCTACACCCAGTTCCCTCAAGTCATTTAAAGCTTTGCTAGCCCTACTTTCGGAAACACCCTCAAAGCTAGCCTGCAACATTCGGATCACTTGTGCATCTTCGCTTTCAGAGACAATCATTTCACCAATCTCTGGATTGATTGCAGATATTTGCTCCAAACTAAGGCTTTGTAAAAAGGTTCGGTCTTCTCTGTGCCAACCAACATAAGTAATAAGCAATCCTCGCTCTAACAAATAGTTGGCCCCCAGCTCCATCTCCTGCTTGAAGCGAGGAATGTAACCGCTCTTTACCATCCACTTCAAGAAGTTGGTCACCACTTTACTCCTAGCAACATCACTAACCTCTACAGGAAATGCCTGTATATTGGCCCTGCCCATTGCAGACAAAAACAAAGAAACCAAACGGGTGATGCGTTCATCAATGACATGGCTCTCCATGTCTGATGCACCTTCCCAAGGAAATGCGTCAGCACCATGCTTGCGAAGATCCCGGCTTTTGCCCGGCCACCAGTTACGGCGGTCGTCATAGCTGCTTCTGCATAAATCAAAATAAGCTTCTAGCTCCGTGACCGACTGGTCATAGGCATACCTTAGCGAATTGATGTCTGGGTCGTCACTAACGTAAGTTAGAGACTGGGAAATAGAACTACTTTGCATTCAGCTTGTTTTTTACGTTGTACAAAACCCGATAAAAATATTGGTCGTTTACACCTATCTTATCACATAAATCACTGGTTTTGATCGGGTAAAGCTCTTCATGTTTAGCTATTCTGCAAAACATTTCCCAAGCGACTAAGCGATCAACCTGTTGGGAAATCCAACGATTGTTTAAAGTAATGTCATTTGACGTATCTAAATGACGTTCCGACATTATCCTTAATCGCTTCAATCTTTATTGTTTTTTTAGACATTCTATTCCTAAGATTTTTAGGAACAAGAACAGGAACATTTAGTTTCATCTCAGAAATGTAAGCATAAACATATCTAGGATTTGGAGCCATCCTAGTAACCCTGCCAAGATAGTGCTTTGGAACAACCTCTGGAACATCTAAGGCTTTTTCTAGTATTTCCTGACCGTCCTCGTTTATCCAAAGACTCCTACCGGATCTTCCGGTCATCATAGATTCGGCCAGCTTGGACTTAGCAAGAGCTATTAGCTCGTCAACATCTACATCAAAATCACTAGCCAACTTTCCTATTCTAACCTTAGCCATCAATATCCTCCTTTTGTTTTAGTAAATGCAGCAAAGCTTTTGTTCTCTATATGATTTGGCCCCTCTCCTCCATTCGCCATTCGCAAATAACGAATTAAGTCAAAAAAGTCTTTTAAGGCTTCGTCGGTTTTACCTTGTGAATTATAATTTAATAAACTGTCAATCAAATTACCACAATCTTTGTGGATATAACACATAGGTCTATTAACGGAGTCAATAGGTTCATTGGGGTTATATGTAAACCATTCGTCAACTGCACTAATTCCGACCTCCTCAATGCGTCCATCTGAAGGGTGGAACAACATATCAAAGTCATCAAACAACGTAAACAAATCCTCGTTGTTGTCATTCTCCCTAGCAAAATACCTAGAGTCACCAATACGCTCAAACACCTCCACTCCTAGCTCCTCTTCAATTTCTTGGAACAAATTTGCGTAGCCTTCCACATTCAACCCAATCTTCCTAGTTGCTGGTCCAGTCTTCCACTTTGGATCTCCAAACAAGGCCCACTCTCCATATGTATTTCGGTCAGGCCATTCCCGGCAAATGTAAACGTAACCGTCCCTATCTACAGCAGCCCACAACGCAGTGAAGTTGCGAGCCCCGGCAGGGTCAACCACTTGATACACCGTGAACTTTTTATCGTCAGATATATCAGGAAAGGACATTCCATACTTGTTGGGTTCCTTACCAAGAACATTAACCTCTGTGTTAAACAAAGGAAGGAGGGATGTAATGCTCTTTACGGGAACACCATAAGCTCTAACCAATATTTCCTCCTCTGGCCTATCCCGCAAATCCTTAGCTATACGTTCATAGCCGCCAAACGGGTTTTCATCCGAATGCAAATAAACTACCGATGCGTCCCGTTTCGGGCTATATTGCTGTACTGGAAGCTCTCGGTTAAGAAGCTCAGCCCTTTTGGTCTTTAGAGTTTCGGAACCTTTTAGATATTCCGATATAAACGGAGTGTACCCATTGATAGGGGTGAAGGCTATTAACATCTTGGAATTCCTAGTAGCCAACCTACAACGTAAAGTGTTTATCAAGGCATCATCCCCAAGATATTCATCTAGCCATGTTCCTATGTTTAGCTTGTCCCCAGACTTAAACCCAAATTCAAAACCCTCCAGAATGGTTTGGTTGTTGGAAAACTGCGTGTAGGTTTTAAAATCCACCCTAGTCCGGGTATCGGGAAAAATGAAGCTGCTTCCCGTAAACCCATTCTGCATTGAGTAGTTGATGTATCCCTCAATACTCTTGGTTTTCTTTTTAAACTCTTTGGGCATCATTTCCCAAACTGAAGCTTGCTGCACCTTTACGCTGGTA